TTTTTAAAGCACTAGAAAGATTTTGTTGATTAAAGTTACCTCCTTCATCAACTAAAAGTGTAGACATTGAGACTTCTTCCGCAGATTCTTCTACAATAGCCTTCTTAACCACTTTGCCATTATCATACAATGTACCTCTAAGTCTAATTACAACAGCTTCAGTTGCTCCATGAAATACGGATAAATTAGCCTCACGCTTAAATACATCAAGATATAATATTTCTACTTTAATTACCTGTTTAGAATCATCAGATAAATCGTATTCTTTAACTACCAAGTATTCTTCTAGTATGTTCTTTACACCAAAAGCTAGGTTTCTATTACCTGCAAGTGCTCCTATTTGCACTTTATTCTCCACAGGAGCTACTGTAATAGGCTCTTTAGGAAAGAAGTGCTTATAAATAAAAAAGGATTGAACTGTAAAGCTCATTCCTATGATTACGGAAACAATCCAAGATGTTATAGTAAATAATTTCATCCTTGTCCTCTTGAGGGTTTAGGTTTTTCTTGATACTTAGAATAAGATTTCTTAGCCTTACCTTTTCTTCTAGTACCAAATGTAATCTTTTTAGTTTCTGCTGATTTAGTAGCTTTTGCCATTATGAAAGTAGTTTATAATATTCAGTAAAGTGTTTTTGTCTGTCAGCTAAACCAATAGTACCACCATTAACTCTTTTAGTTACAGCAGTTACTACATCAGGAGTTGCACCTCTATCACATATAGCCCACAAATTGTTTCTCTTAAAGAAGAATGCTGCGGAGGCTAAAGGATATTTACTAGCAACTAAATCAGGCATATCAAGAATACTTTCAGGTACAGTAGCATCAAATAAAGAGTAATTGTCTTTTCCTGTAAGCTGTATATACCCACGACCTCTAAACTTATAGCCATCACCAGAAGATTCTGGACCATTCCCCATTCTACTAGCATACACTTTATTAGCAATCTTTTCAGGCTTTCTTTCATATTGTAATGCAATAGTTACACTAGGGAAATACTTTCTAAATATTCCACACAATCCTTTAGCAGAATAATTAAGATTTTCACTAACAGCTCTAAAGCCTCCACTTTCGTGTCCACATTGAGCTAAAAAGTGTGCTAAACGTAAATTATTAGTTATACCAAACTTAGATGCTGTGTCATGAATCTGATCAATAACATTTTGAGGGATATGTCCTTTAAGTTTATCAAGTTTAAACCCCTTTGTAGGCTCAATAGTTGCCACAGGAGCTACGATAACAGGAGCAATATGAGTTTCTACCACAGGAGCAAATAACTTAGCCCATGTAGCATCTCCTACAATACCATCAGGAGTTAATCCATGAGCTGTTTGCCAACCTTTTACAGCAGCTTCAGTCTTAGGACCAAACTTACCAATAGGATCAACTCCAAGTTTAATTTGAAGTTTAACTACATCGTCTCCTGTTGAACCAACTTTTAAAAGCATAACTATTTAATTTTGGTGTAATACCCAAACCCATAGATAGGCTTACCATCTAAGTCTACGGAAGCTTTAATGTTGAATAAAGCATCTTTCTTAGTCTTATAAAGCAATCCAGCTTCAATTCCTCTTATGCCTAAAGAATTACTTGTATTAATTCCACCACCGACAAATAAGTTCCTTGTTGGAGGGGAATACTTAGTAATAGTTTTTGTCTCCTTGACAATAGGAATTTGATAATTCTCACGAGTTTTTCTACTTGTTAATTTATTCTCATTAATGGTATCTAATACTGCTATATAACCATAAGTTCCAACTCTAATAGTATCAGAATAAATAACCTTGTTTAAATAGAGTTGTAGTAATGCCATATACTGTCTTTTAAGGTTAGCATAATTAGTATCAGGTAACATCTCAGGTTTGGATGCTACCTCTACAATTACTTCCTTTAAAACAGGTACTTTTTTGACTATGATGGAATCGTGAATACTCCAAGATGTATCGTGTACAACCAGAGTATCATTTGGTTTAGCCTCTCCAGCTTGAACGTGTTTAGTGTAAGCATAGAATAAAGCTATGATACAACAAACAAAAAGGGCTATATTAACCTTCATCTTCTGGTAGTGGGTCTAAGCCACCTGGTAGATTCTTTTCTCTTTCAGCATCAGTCTTTCTGTTTTGTGTTTTCTCAAAAGCAGAGATACCAAAACAAGCTGCTGTAAGTCCAGCGAATACTTCTAGGATAATAGGCTCAATAACAAATTGTTGTTGCTCTAATCCTGTAATAACATCAGCAATTCCATAAACTGCTAAGATAGCAAATGAAGCGAATCCTAATACGGATTTCTCATTGATATCATTGTCATCCTTAAAAATGTCTAGTAATGCCATTGTTTTACTTTTTATGTAGTTTATACCATTTGTGCAAGGTATAACCAATGGTAGCGACTAAAAGTAGAATCTTCAAAGATTGCTCTAGGTCAGTAAATGATACGCTAAAAGCTATCATATTGAAGATTCCCACTTTTAAATCGTCTTGATCCATTATTTCTTGTCTTGCACTTTAGTGAATACTTGTAATAATGGTCCTTTAGCTAAGATGATGATTGCTTCGCTATCCTTGATGAATCCCTTTAATACATCTTGGTCAGAAGTATCTAAGTCAAGAATTTCTCCTTTGTTAAGAGCTAAAGCCCATTCAAAGTATTTAATAGCATCACCCTTAGTTTGTTGAACCAAAGAGTTTGCAAGTAACTTACCTGCGTTTACTTTTGAACCATCTCTTTCAAGAAGTTCTTTTCCCTCTAAATCTGTAAGATTAAAGTTAAAGTTTAATTTCATTGTTTTGTGTGTTTGATTATATCGTAAAATTAATAATTATTCTGATATTTCCTCATTAACAATTGTTTCCTCTACAACAGGTACAGGAGCTACATAATCACCAGTAATAGTCAAGTTTAACTTAGATGCAATAAATTCCCATGCAGCAGTATCTTCTTGCCATGTTGGATAATCATCACCATCCATAGTTACATTACCTTGTGCTAATACATCCCCTAAATTTCCATCTTCTTTAATTGAGTTTAAAGAATAAAAGAATGTAGCCGATTTGTCTAAAGTTACATTGACTGCATAAGCATTTAAAATAGAAGCTACATTAGCTTGACCATTATTCCAAATTGATACTGATTCGATTAATTTCATTTTATTTATTAGTTTAAGTTTATGGACAATACGTTGAACCACTTACAATTTGAATTGATCCGTTGTATCCGGATGGAATATTTGTTTGTGGCCCCTGTGAAATTCCGTTGTAATAAAAAAATCTATTAGTAAAACCGGGCAAAATATACCTTTGTCCAATTCCTAATGTTGGGGCAATACGTGTCCATGCACCTGCACCACCATCACACGGTGTTAATTGATAATATGTGTATTGAATAGCCACCAATTGGCTTTTGACCACTAATTCATTGTTTGGAACACCTGACAATGGTGCCGATTGAATTTCAATATATGATTGAATTAATTCCTTGCGAACGCAACGGCTTGCCGATTCACCCGATGGTGGCATAGGTAGCAATTGCAGGAAATATCCATTATTGCAGGCATTTATTAAGCTATCCCACGAACACGTTTGATTTGATGCGACTGATGTCCATTGCATATCAATTCAGGTTTAATTGTTTTTCTAATTCCGCAACCCTTTTTTCCAAACGAGAGATTTTTGCCGTGTGAATTTCCCTATATGATAAATTTAAAAATCCATCCGCATTTTTTGTCACGGCATATGGCATTAATTTTTCGGCATCCTGTGCAAAATAGCCTAATTCAATTTTGCCATTCTTTTCATACAATTTGGCCTGCAAATTTTCAATTCCTGAAATCTGTGCTGATTCATCAATTAATGTTTTTAAACGACCATCTGATGATTCAAAAAATGCTGTGGCTGTAACTGATGAATTAAATGTGGCCCAACCTCCACCATATAAAAATATATTTGCTGTATATGTACTGCCTATATGATTGCCTAATGTAAACGGATTATTCGTACCTAATGCATTTTCTATCCTGTCACCACTTGCATTGTGTTTACATAAATACCAATCAGTCACCGATGTTGTTCGTGGATATAATGCTGAACTTGAAGAATAATTTACATTACCTACAATCCTTGCAGAACCATTTACATCTAACTTATACCCCGCATCCGTTGTAGTGCCTATTAGGACATTACCATTATTATATATGCTCATTTTTGCTGATAAAGAACCGCCCCCTGTACTTGTTCTGAATATAATTCTACCTTCATAACTTGCACCTGCAACAGAGTCAAAATAAGAATCTATGTAAGGATATATATAAGCAGTAGACATTTGAGTATAATAATTATTGCTACCTGCTCCCACTTTCACTGTACCTAAATCTGTTCTAAAATCTCTACCTGAATAAATGGAACCATTAGATGCAAATGAAATTCCGATATTATCATAAGATGAACCATTGTAATAGAACAAATCTAATCCATAATTAGCATTCATTTGCAAAGCTAATTGTCTTTGAGAAGCTCCGCTAGCATTATTATCCCATTGATAACGAGAGCCTAATCCAATAGTACCACTTGCCCCTAATTTAGATTGTATATAAGAATTGCTTTGTATTTCTCCTGCTACATTTACACTATTAGAAAACGTGGCTGCGCCTGTACCTAATACTTGGAATAACATTGATCCACTGCTATTTTCTAATAAAAACGGATAATGTGATCCTGTTGATCCTCCCCTGTTATAAAATCCGTTATTCCCTTCACTATTTATTTTAAATCCGTATGCTGATGTTGTATTAATATACAATGCTGTTGCTGTATATAAATTTGAAGAAAATCTTCCTGTACCTTCAACATTAATTTTATAACCCAAATCGGTTGTTGTTCCAATCATAACATTTCCGCCAACAGGATTGATATAAAAAGGCAATGCCAATGCACTATTTACATAAACTGCACCACCTGTTGATGCGACTAAATGTAAATTAGCAAATCCAATGACCGCATCAGAATATGCCGCATATGTTCCACTTGCTGCACCACCTACACCAACATTATAAAATCTTGAATAACTAGATGTATTTACAATTGTTCCATTTAAAGTTCCGGTTAATGTACCGCCTGTCAATGGTAAATACCCACTCAATGCTGATCCGTAATTTGGAATATTTAATGTATTACTTGTAAATGTAGCTGCACCACTTGAACCTGTTGTTGTTAGTGTAATAGCATTTTGTTTAGCATTCCACGTTGATGCACTTGCAATGTATGCATCAGCAATTGCTGTTGCTTGCCACACTCCAATTGAAACCGTACCCATTGCATTGATTCTAAATGCATCAGGAACATTATTGTTTCCAAATGCAAAATAATCATTTGAATCATTATCATCACCAACGCTAAAACGCATTATTCCGGTATTTGGTGTTATTTCAATATGTTGAATAAAGCCGGGATCATTTGTGCCTGCCGGGAATGTAATTGTTGAAACCCCTGAAACCTTATCAACAATTAAACCTGATGTTGTAATTGTTTTTCCAATCCCTGTGCTAATATTACCGCTTGGATTTATTGAAAATCTTGTTGCACCGGCTGTTTGGTCATAAATATAAAAATATCCTGAATCAACAAATAATGTGTAATCCGGATTATTGTCTGTATCCGTGAAATATAACTTTGGTGCAATTCCGCTGATTGTCATATCACCTGTAAATACAGGATTTGCGGCATCTGCTTTTAAAGCCAATTTAGCCAACACTGCATTTGAATTTGGATATTCCGTGTCACTAGCCAATAAGTTTGAAACCATCTTATCTAACCTTTGATAGGTAGAAGCAGCAGTAGCACTTAAAAGGTAATTGCTTAATGAGCCAGAAGTAATGTAGGTATTAGCATCAACTGAACCATCAGCTTTAAGGAATTGACTAGCAGTACCTCCTGTTTTAATAATAGTTCCTGCTTCTACAATACCTGGTATAAACGTTTTACCATCTAAGTTAATATAAAACCTAGATGCAGAACCAGCACTTTGATATATTCTTAAAAAACCACTATCATAACCAATAAAATACTTAATAGCATCAGTTTCATCATAGAAGTTAATTCTTGATTCAGCTCCTTTAATATTCATTGACCCTGTAAATTGAGGGTTAGCAATGTCTGCTTTAAGTGCTAATTTGGCTAATACAGCATTAGAGTTAGGGTATTCAGTATCACTTGCAAGCAAGTTAGATACCATTTTGTCTTTTCTTTGGTAAGTATCAGCAGCAACTCCTGTAGATAAGTAAGTTGTAGTGTCTAATTCCCAAGTATTAGCTCCTGTTTTCTTTAGTATACCAGTGTTACCTGCTAAAGCTCCAATAGCTGTTAAGTCTCCATCTAATGGCTGATAAGAACTATTATCATAGCTTATCGTAGAGCCGTCAATTTTAACAAAACCTGTTCCGCTAAGGGCTGCTTGTTTTGAGTTAAATGTAGACCAATCTGTGTTATTTAAAAGACCTCTCTTAGTTGCGGAGGCTGTAGGTAAATTAATTGTATGTGTATCATCACTAGAAACTATAGCAGCATCACTACCAGCATTTCCTATTGTAATGAATTGCACTTGCTTAGTTAAACCATTAATGGCTGTTAAACCATTAGCAAATGTAGTTCCTACAGAAGCTAAGTGTGAATCTTGAGTATGGAAGTTTACAGTTCTGTTGCCATCTGTATCTACAAAGATTCTAATAGCTATTCTATCAGTAATTAATAAAGTAGTATCAGGTATTGTAACTGTAGTAGTATAGTAGTCAATAGCTACACCATTGCTAATAACTTCAGCAGAAGCTACACTAGAACCTAAAAGAGTAAATACACCTGCTTCAGAATACTTGTATATTTCAGCGTAGAACTTAGGGCTACCACTATTATCAGAAGCTGAAAAATAGAAGCCTAAAGGCCAAGCTCCAGGAGGTATCTTTAATAATGATGGGTCTCCTGCATCTGTAACGAATTGAGCAATGTTTTGAAATCCTGTAGTATTAATCTTAAAGAAGTCTACCATAGCTCCTTCTACAGGAGTTTTACTCATTTCATAATAAGTAGAACCATCTAAAACACCTTGAGATGTTCCACCATTAAGATAATAAGTTACACCACCTCCTGCATTAATAGAAGTGCCTCCGCTACCAACAGCTACAATCATATTCATGACTACAGAGTTAATAGAAGGAGAATCAGGATAAACTCTAACTACACGAGTATAACTAGGATTCCAAGGGCTACCATGAGTTCTAATCCAAACATAAAAGTCAGTCATTGTATTGACTGCTACATCAATGTTGGGATCATCTGTTTGATAGGAACTAGGCTGAGTCTCTGGGAATGAATTACCTATTGTAATTCCATAGTCAATATTGCCTTGTGATGGCATAGGAACGTACCCATCAGATGTATATTCAGCAAATACTCGTATCGTTTTAATAGCCATTTTTATCCTTCTTTTTGCCCATTAGGGCTAACATAACACTCCTCTGTAATTACTCTTGTAAAGTAAGCCAAATTTACATTATCTGAACCACTACTACAACTCAAATATTTATACTGATTATTCCACCCAGAAGTTATACCTGTAAATGTACCTATTTCAGTAAAAGTAACATAAGAGGCATCTAGGTTATCAAGATTAAGAGAGTAACTGATTGTTAAGTCTCCACCTAGGTTATTAATTCTTAACCATACGGCATCATTTCTACCAATATCAATAGTGGAAACAACAGTTAAATTATCTCCTCTATTAATTCTACGAATGATTCTGATTTTATTATCACCACAAACAAAGACTGCAATAAAGGCTGAATCTGACTTCGCCATAGTACGAAGCATCAATCCAGCTTTTGCATCGCTTGTAGTGCCATTAAATAGCTTTAGATGGGCTGTTAGTGTGTATTGTCCTAACTTATTCTCCCATCCATAAACATAACCGCTATCTTCTTTATCGGTAAACAAGCCACTACCATATAATTCTATGGAAGAACGTGACTTGTATTTAAAATATCCTATCTCTCTAGCCATATCAAGGTACAAAATCGTCTAAGTAGAACACTGTGAATGTATCAAATATAGTTCCCTCTTTACCAGCTTGGCCTAAATCAGTACCTATCCCGTTAGAGTTTTTTTTTTAGATGCCGTAACATCGGCTGTAATTAGGAGTCCATTCTCATCGTATCTTGACCTGGTAAGCTGTCCGTAGATTTCATTGGAGCTTAATTCCATAAATACCACTTCGGCTGTACACTCAAAGTCATTTAACTTCATTGACAATGGCCAAAACTTCTTACCTGCTAAAGGTCCTTGATTAGGGAACTCATAAATAGCTCCATATTGTAAATCAATACCAATTAGTGTGCCAACAAAGATGTTACGATAATCAGAATATTGATTAAGAATATTTCTAGCACAATACTCCAAAATAGTAAATTTGTCTTCTTCATCTCTTTCATACCATGATCCAGTAGTTTGTCCTGTAAAGAAATCATGGTAGTAAGAAGGTATTGCACCATATTGTCCATTATAATTAAATAGAAATGCAGAAGGTTCTTCAATATCGTAAATAGAGAACTCCTTTTGATTAAAATTATCTCCATTATACATAACCTTTCTTTCAGGTATAATAGAAGTATATTTTAAGTTATCAACATGGAATATTTCTCTTGTAGGCCACTTTTTACCTAAATACGTTAATGGCTTAGGACCATTAATACATATATCACTATACCAAGATTCAAAATTACCAGTAGTTCCTTTTAATCCTGCATGAAATTCAACATAAACAGAATAAGATTCATACTTATAAATATCCCAATCATCTAAAATATCAGGGAAAGGGAATTGCTGTGAGAATGAAGTTACATTATCATCACTTGGGTAATTAGTAGACTTTTGGTAGTAATGTGGAGAGTTTTTCCACTTGCCAGATAAGAAATCATAATAATACTCAGCTACTCCAGTTATATAGGGTATTTGAGCTATTAAAGCAAAGGTAGGATTCTTTGTAGGGCATTGAAACGATACATTGAATCCTTCTCCCCATCTAATTGACAATCCTTTTGTAGAATAAAAATCATTTTGATTTAAGTTAGTAGTAGTTGAAGTAATACCAACTTTATACTTATTCTCTAATTCGTTGTATAATAAATATGATTTTACATTAGCCCCTTTGTAAAAGAAATCTAGTAAAGTTTGAGCTTGAGTAGTTCCTGTTAAAGAAAGTGTATCAGTTATAGGAATCTCATTGTGAGTTCCACTCCAAATAGTACAATCTCCATTTAAAAACTTATTAGTAGCTCCCTGATATTCAATTTCAGCATATTTATAGAATCTTCTAATTCTACGCTTAGGTTCTGCTAATATCTTAAAGTCTACACCATGAACTAATGTAGGAATACCTTTTTTAGATGAAGTATTAAGTGTACCATCTAAAGAGAATTTACTTGCTTGAGTTATACCAAAGATTAAATCTTTAGGCTTAACAAAATACCATTCTCCATAATTTTGATAAACAAAAGCATTAAAAACATTACAGAATGATGTAATTAAATCTAAATCACTTTTAAATTCAAAGTTATTATCCTTTAAAGCAGGAGTATAAACAAATGTTTGCTCTAATGGTGTGGAATATTCAGTCTTTGTATGTGACATAGCCCACATCTTACAAAGTACATTTAATGGGAATTCATAGCCAATTCCGTTTAAAGCTTTTTGAATTACATCTAAAACTCTTAAAATGCCAGGAGGCATCTTACCATCTATATCAAGCTTGCTTTTCTTTAATGTACTTAAACCATCAATTGTCTTAAATTCAATAGCAGGATAACGTAGGAATACATCTTCATCACATAATTCTGGACTAACAAAACCTCTCCAGAATAAATTACCAGCTCTGTAATACTCAATGATGTATTCCTTTTCATCTTCACTAATAAGTGAATCCATATTGATTACACCACCCAATACTTTGAATGTAAGAGACGATCCCTTTAATGGATAGAAGATATCATCATCTGCTGTAGGATAATCAATCTCAACTGGTCCTACTTGCCCATGAGGGATATCAGTAATTATACCAGTGTAGTCTTTTTTAAGAATAAGTATCTTATTGTTGCTAACAAGCATCTCGTTAAATGGATTGCAAAACCCATCAAACTCAAAGCGATATAGTATTCCGTATCCTGTCATTATCTTCCAGTTATTCTAAGAGTTGTTTCCATTGACTTATTGATTGAGTATCCTGTAGAAGTTGCAGTAATTGAACCAGTCAAATCTACGAATAATCTTACAGATTGCGTAGAATAATTTGATCCACCATACTGATAAGATGAACCACTTACTCTACTAGACATTGATCCTCCAGATGAAGCACCTGAAACTGCTGAGCTAGTTTTATTTTTATCCATACTAGCATCAACCTTGCCAGCTAATGCTTTCATAGCACCACCAATAGCTACAGCAGCCATACCATAACCAATACCTAATTCTGGAACAGTTGCTACACCTCCAGTAAAGAATGCTTTTAATGCAGTTCCTACTATACCAGCAGCAATTGCAGCAGTACCAATTTTAATTAAGTAATCCCCTAGGGCATTAAGAATCATTGAACCAAGTGCTTTAAAAGCATCTCCTACAGTACCTCCTGAGAATAAAGCTGTTCCTACAATTTCAGCAAATCCAGATGCTAAATTAACAGCTAAATCTTTACTTGCTGAATAAAAGGCTTGGCCATAATTTGCCATATTAGTAAGCAAATCTTGATCCATTAATTGATTTGCAGCTTGACTAGCAGTTTGTTTACTATTTTTAGCATCTTGCATAAATCTAGCATCCACACTGTCGGACATAACTTTTCTAGCCTTGTTTCTATTTGTTACAAGTGCTTCTACAACTTTTTGCCCTAACTTCATTCTTTTAGATGCAAACTCAGCTTCCCAGCCATCATACTGAGCCCCATACCTTTTAGCTTCATCAATCTTGCCTGTAAAATAGGCTCTCATGTCTTTTAGCTCCTCAGTATAATTAGTAGACCACCATTCTCTAGCTCTCATACCAGCTAACTTATTGGCTTCGTCTAAATCTCTTAGTTTACCATAATAGGCAGCTTCATCTGCTACCCATTTATCATGTAATCTTTGTCTTTCCTTAGCAGCTTTATCAAACTCTTTATTACCAGCTTCTCCTCCAGGAGGCTTATCATCAAATTTAGGTTTTCCTTTTTTAGCAGCAGCTTCTTCAGCTTTTCTAGCAGCTTCTTCTAAATCATTAATTAACTTATAGTTATTAGCATACTCATGATAAAGCTTATATCTTTCTGCAATTAATTCAGTTTTGCTTTTATTATATTTAGCTTCTCCTGTAGCCTGATCCATTTCTGTAAATCCTACAGCAGGTGCTTTTTTAATTAATTCATCAAAATGCTTAATTCTTTGTTTTAGCTCTACATTGGCATCTCTTAATAAATTAGGATCTTTCTTAATAGCAGCATCCATAATATCATTATACATTGCACCTGCTGCCTTAGAAGCTACAAATGCTGCTGCCAATGATACTAATAACTTTACTAAACCACCCCCAGATAAACTAAGTGCCGATACTGTAGTAGCTAAAGATTTAGCTAATGATATTAATTTACTTATTCCAATTAAAATAGGGCCAATAGAAACACCAATAGCAATAAGCTTTAAATTCATTTCCTTGGCTTCTGGAGTCAATTCCATAAATCTATCTTTGAGCTCTCCAATAAAACCAGAGAAAGCTCTTAAACCAGCTCCAACTCGTAATTCATCATTTAAAACATTACCAATGTCTGCTAAAGCAAATGTTATACTCTCTTTTAATTTATTAAACGACCCCATTAAAGTTTGGGATTGTTTATCTAGCATTCCATAGTATCTACCACCTTTACTTGTAGCAGCTTCAAAAGCATCAGCAACATCTTGTACACTGATTTGGCCATTCTTCATTTCTTTTGTGAGAACAGCCATTGACTTTCCAGTCTTATCTGAAATAGCCTGCAATGGGTTAAATCCAGCATTAATCATTTGACGAGCTTCTTGCCCCATCAATTTGCCTGATGCTTGTACTTGACCAAATGCTAATGAAAGTCTTTGAAATTTATCAGAACTACCTCCTGATACATCTCCTAGCATTTTTGTGATAAATACTGCTTGCTCTGCAGATAATCCGTAACCTAGTAATGTTTGAGTCCCCTTTGCAATATCTTGAAATTGCATAGGAGATTTAAGAGCTAAATCTTTTAACTCTTTTAATGTATCTTTTGCTACTTCTGCTGAACCTGTGAATACTTCAAATGAAACAGAAATTTGTTCCATTTCTGCAGAAGTCTTTAATGAAGCTACTCCTAATCCAACTAATGGTGCAGTAATTGCAGTGGTTAATTTATTGCCAATATTGCCAATAGCAGAACCAAATGCAGCTAATGATCTTGTAGTATTAGCCCCAATCTGATTCATATTGCCAGAAATACTATTTCTAAGCCCTTCTACGGAAGCAGATAATTCCTCTAATTTTTTGACAGCATCAGATACATCAGCCCCAAATACTACCTTATATTCATTACTTTCAGCCATTGTCTAAAGAGTTAAGCCATTTATTCGTTAGTTCATCCGAAAGATACTCTTTTTCTTTTGGTTTTTCTAAAACTTTTCCTATATCGTCTGTCCAAAGAGGCCATAGTTTCTTAGCAGTTGGGGCATCTTTACCAGCTAATGCAGCTATTGAAGACCACATAATTTGCCTTGTATGCTCCCATTGTTCTGCTTTTCTAAATTCAAAGCCATGTTCATAGTCCAGAAATTCCCCTAAAGTCATTCTTTTCCATTCCCATGGCTTTAACCCAGTTTTATTTATCCTTGTAAGAATGTTCTTCCAAGTAATTATTTCTTTTTTTTTGAGTCAATCTTTAATTCAGGCTTCTCTAAATCACTTGGCATTAAATCGGCAGTAATCCAATCTACTACATTAACTACTTTACAAGTAACTAACCATTTAGTAGCAAGCATTTTATTGCCTTTTAACTTTGTTAAAATATCTTCAGCTTGATCATCTAAGCCATTTAAGAATAACCAATAAATATGCCCACTTAAAAGCATATCTCTTGTAATTTCAATTAATCTTTGAGGATCATTTTCATAATCTTGCATATTAACAAGATCATTAAACTCTCCTCCTAATTCCTTAACATAAACATCGTTTATGCAACCTAATGAAAAGTCAAAGTTGATTTTCTTTCCTTCAAATGTAATACTACGCATTGTGTGTGTGTTTTGTGTGTATTTAAACAAAAAGGGTAGAGATTATATCCCTACCCCAAATGTAAACAAAAATTTTTAAATATTAAGCAGCAGTAGTCTTTGTTAATGGACCATTACCTTTTAACTTAATATCTACTGTAGCAATCTCTTGATCACCACCTTTTACTGGTACTGACTCAACATAAGCTAAACCAGTTAATACTGTAGCTCCTGTAGCAGCAGTTTTGAATGAAACAGTTAATTCTGTTTGCTCGATCCAAGCAGTCAATAACTCATCATAAGTGTAGTTTGTTCCACCATCACTGTAGTCTAATTGAGCTGTTGCTGATAAACCCCATGCTTTACGGCCTGGAATTGCAGTTTCCCATACACCTGAATCCTTGGATGAAGTATCAATCATTGTAGTTGATAATTCGATATCACAAGTTGTTTCGTTTGCTATAACCTTAGTACCTACGAAGATACGCAAGTCTGTTCCTTTTACTAATGCCATTTTATTTCTAATTTAATTGTTCTAATAATTGACTAAATGTTACTATAATTTCTACTTGCCATCCTGTTGGCAATTGTGAAGTTAATGTATTTGTTTGATATTCACAATTCAAAATCTGCCAATTAGTTAAGTGGCTACTAATTCCATAATTACTTGGTCCTAAGAGGACTTTACCTATAATTTGATTAACTATATCATTAGCTACTTTTTTGCCTCCTGTATCAGATACAAACTTAGTAATAACGTGAATATCAATAATCTCATCACGAATAAACATATCTTTATTACCATCATTTCTACCTGTCTGTTGCATAAATACAATGGCAGGAAATGCTGCTGTACTTGGAACTATCTCATCAAAAACCTCAACTGGCTGATTATTACTAGTAATATTAGTTAAAGTCTCAAAATAAGCCTTTCTTAATTCAAATTGTGGGTCTTTTGCTACCATTTTATTAAGTTTTCATAAGGTTTTTGACCTTAGTTCCTGTTTTTCTTTTTATTTTATTAGATGCTAAAACGTATTGATGAAATAAAAACTTTTTTGGCCTTATACCTTTACTACTACCATCAGATTCTTTCCAACCAGAAATATATCTTACATATGGTGTTAAAGTTGAAGTTAGCTTAAATCTTTTTCCTGTTCCAAAGTCTTGAAATGGTGCATAAAGTAAATTTTGCTTATTCCTACTTCTGGCACTAAACTCAATAAAAGATTCATATTTTCCATTTTTTATTCCACCATTTTCCTGAAAATCATGACTTCTACTTAATAAACCTGTCTTTCCTACTGGTGCGTTTGATTTAGAATAAGCAGAAACCTTTTTAGCCTCATCTTGCACCATAGTAGGTATTTCATTAGCTCTTTTTACAGCTCTATCAAGCCTATTTTGAAATACCTTTAAACCAGGTAATTTAATTTTAATCATTTCTTACTGTAGCTTTAAAAGTTAACCACTGATTCTTAAAATCAACATTAGTGATATCAGAAAGTGCATATCTTTTATTTTTAAAAACCATTACAGTTGTAGTTTTAAATTGATACTCACTATTGTATCTAACCATACATTCAAATGATTGATCAGTACCAATTTGCCCACCTTCTTCATTTCTAACACCACCATAGTTGCCATAAAATGAACTTGTAGACTTAATATGCACATTACAGCTATACCCTTGACGAGAAGCTGCAGTAACACCTCCAGCACCATCAGGTATTTGTTCTACCATGGTTTGAAAGTTAGCTCTAAATCTGCTAAGTTTATTATACATAGATAGGTCTGTAATGTCTAATACGTTCTTTAATAGCTCTAATTGCCAATTTCTTGTCTTCTACAGCC